AACGCTTCCGACGAACGTGGAGTGGTCTAGTTCGATGGCTGTCTCAGCGGTAATCGTCCCCGACCCCACGTACAACTTCGCATTGACGGCTAGGCCAGTAGAGTCGGTGATTACTCCATTCGTGATGACTGTGTCCCCTACGGTGAAGTCGGTCGAAACATCTACTGTCGTCAGGGTTGGAGTAAGCGTCCAGGCTGGAACACTGGAGCCTCCCACCGACAGCAACGCATTCGCCGAACCTATGCCCAGCCGCCGAAGAACCGTAGACGATGACGCATAGATGACGTCGCCAGTAGCTTGTGAATCCAAGGCATGGCTTGTGCCGTCGCTTGCTTCAAACTCTCCTTGAGTGAGTACGCCTCCGACTGCCTTATGTTTCAACTCGTTTGCCATGTCTACTCCTAGCGGTCAAGCTCGGTCTGAATGGAGCGCGTAACCAAGCGCGTCATGTCGTTTGGTGGTCTATCAGGGACGACAGTGAGCTTGTTACTCACCGCGTCATAGGTGGTTTCATTGATGTAAAACGTCCTCAGCGCGTCGAATGTTGGCGTTGCAACAGATGCCGGAACTAGGTCGTTGATTCGCATAACCTCGCCAGCCCTAACCCGCCACAGAGGCGTTCCCTGGAAAATCCCCTCGTCCTTCGTAGACCATACGCGCCCCGTCACGACGAATCGCTGGCTCTGCTGCGGTTGTTTCTTCTCTGCCAGCGCACGGTCACGCTCCTCATTCATTGCAGCCGTAGGGACGCCTTTCTGTATCGTCAGGGCCAAATCACGGAGTGGAACCGTACTTCTGCGCCCATCATCAGCGGCAGCCGTGCCTTCTACTCCATCCTTCACTGGGAGGATGTTGTTCCTCAACTGATATGCGTCTTGTGAAAGCATTGAACCCTGCCCAAGCTCCGACATATAGGTCGTCCAGTGCAATGTCGTAGATATCCGTTGCTTCAGGTATGGCTTCCGGTTTTCCCATACCGCGAAGAACCATTGGTCGGTTCCATCGCTAGTCATAGGGATTTTCGCAACGATTACGTTCTGCGGATAATCCCTAGCTGTCAGGTCTATGCCTGCTAAATCCAGCCCTGGGCTGTCTAGTGCCGTTTGGTCGGTGCTGATATCAGGACACTTGCTGGTCAACATCTCCGCGATAATCTCGTTAGCAAAGTGGTTGCTTCCGCTAGTCCAGTCGGTATGGCCTGCGTCCGCTGGGTCATATAACTGGTCACGGCAGCTTCCCCAGTAGCCGGAAGCCTCGATACGGAGCGAAAGGCTTGCACCACTGGGGTCAAACCCGACCACCATTATCCGGCCCTCCCATGCGACATACTGTTCCTCAAGAACCTCTATATGTGCGAAGTGTCTGCCTGGTAGGTTTTCCCTCTCTAGATAGAGCCAAATACGCTCAATCGGCATTGGAACCACCATGCTCAGTCGGGAGAATCCCCCATGCAAGGCCGTCGAGAATTGGAGTTGGTTATAAGCATCGGTCAAATCGTCTATGAGGTATGTCTTGTCATAGTCGTCCCAGACCAGCACCCGCAGCGTCTGGGTCATAGGCGTATCAATGAAATGCTCTAGGTCGGCACCAAACGTGATGGGAAACGTATACGGGAAAGGCATTAGGTTCCTGCCACGCTAAGGAATCGAGGTTCGACCGTTACCGATACTTTGAAACCGTCGTCGATGTCGGCATTGCCATTGTCGCTAACAAAGTACAGCCGCGTTCCATCGGGGTGAACCGTCGGCGGGTCACCGCCTTGGGATACAGGAATGCTCTGGATGATGGCGCTACTATCTATCAGAACCGCTTGGCGCAGGTCGCTGATGGAGTCCACAAGGACGATATCGGAGCCGCTGGTTTTGCTTAGATACATTGAGCCGAAGTCAATGGGAACCAACATAATCCAGTCCATATCGAGCGTCTTGCTGTCCGCTGCCGTGGATAGGTAAATAGCCAGCCGCAAAGTAAACGACCCCGTGGACGTGTTCTCTGGTGTCGCCACGGGTGGAATCGTCACCGTACCCATGTCAAGGATTTCGTACCCTGCCGACGCAGATGTGATTGACGGATAGTCCGCTGCAACGGCAGGCGTCACAGAGATGCTTCCATACGCATACCCCATTCCCATAGACCATCGGGCTCCTTGCCCGTCTACACGCATTAGAACGCGGAACTGGCCACGAGGAGGGTTACTGATGGCAACCGTACAGACGATTGGGATTGAGGCTTGGTCGCCGCCTGCCTTTAGGACTAGAGCTTGACCAGCACTAGCGACAGAACCAGCCCATGAAAAACCCTTGTCCAATGGCGTCTCGTCAAATAACTCATCCCCATTGGCTAAAGCGATGGCCGCTCCAGCCGCCTGGTCGCCACGTTCTGTGAACCCACTTGATGGAGTGGATGCGTTTGTGTTGGCGTGCAAGGCACCGAAGACAAGAAGGTCACCCAAGGCAGTCGCTGCGATGTTGCCTGACGTGCATCCAGTGCCAGTACCAGGACTGACCTCCGCAGCATTCGCATACCAGACTGATTCACCAGATAGTTGTTGATAAGCAGACACGTTCAGGATTGCGTGAGGAGTTGACGCCACTACGCAGGCCACCGCCGCAGTAGCAACGCTTGGGTCTTTCAATACCCAGATGGAAATCTTATCGCCACCGAATTCTTGCTCATTGATTTTGGTAAAACTCTCATCACTGTTGAACGTGACGCTGGTGTGAGCCACGTCTGAACTAGTGCCTAGGAAGGCCACCAGCCCGCGCCTGACTCCACTGACAGCGAGGTTTCCAGTGCTGAACCCTGTCGTGCTGGCAGCCGTCGCGGTGACTGTTGCTACATGCGCTGGAGTTCGTGTGATACGTGTCTCGTTTCCACCACTACAGGCGGCATCACTGTTGTCAGCAAGCCAGTCGGTATTCACTAGGTCTTCGGCCTCATCGAAGATGCCTGCATCGCGTTGCCGTACACCGTGCCGCGCACCCATCCAGAACTTCGTGTGGGCCTCGTTTTCGGTCGCCTTTACTTGGAGCAGTGCTGGTTGATTGCCTGGCACGTCATGGATGTCGAGGTAGTTTGTATGTAACTGGCTTGCGTCGTCGAAGTGATTCATCACCTCGTGCGAACTGACCCAAGTCGTTGGAACGGAGGATGCCTGTATGGCGCTTACAGCGTCTATATAGGCCGTTCCGGTTGCTGAACTAGCCGTTGCCTCCAGTCGCAGTTTCATAATGACCTGAGTGGCCCCTGACGGGACGGTCTGGTTGGCCAGCGTAACTTGCGCGAACCCCGTATTGGTTGAGGTCACGTATGAGGTTGTCGTGGTTGCGGAGCCATCGTTGTAGAGAAGGACGAGCCCAGCCTTGCTATTCGATAAGGCGCTCAGATATATCCACGCACTGAACGACCAGACCTCACCAGCGTCAACGTCAGCAAGTGTCTGCGTCCGTTCGATGACTTGGCCTGAGCCACCGCTGTTGGTCATCGTCAGTAGCAGCGAGGCGTCGCCGTATTTAGCCTGAGCAACAGAGCGGGCCGTGGTTCCGGTCGCTGTCTTATTCTCAGTCCAGTCAGCGAGCGCGGTACCTGCCACCTCAAAACTTGGGTCGCGCACATAATTCTCAATTGTTTCTTGTGCACCAAACGCAAATGGCTCACAGATAAGTGACAGTGTGGCGTTTTGAATACGGGTGTTCTGTACCAGAACTGACGTGTGCTGCGTCGAGGTAAGTGTCGTGAATGTACCCGTCAGAACATGGAAGAAGACTGGGCTGGTAGCGCTGTCCCATTGGTACTTGAGCTTCACCTGCGTACCCTGCGCGAATGATGTGAACTCCTGCGCTCCGCGCAGCATAGATTCAACGGCCTCTATATTTGTGGCAAGGTTATCCGTACTGGTGCCGATAACCTGTATGCTCAAGGTGACGACACGGTTATCAAACGACTGACGTATCAGCCTCGACCCAGCACGGAATACGTTTCTGTCCCCTGCAAATTGGGTGCGTAGCGCCGGGGGCGGTGCGTCGAACCCTTGCTGAAGCACCTTATAATTCGAGCCATCGTTCAAATTGATGCTGGATGTTTCGTTTTGAAGAGTAAAAGTCCAGGCCATCAACGACTCCTTGTCTGCTCATTGCGCATTGCCGTTTCGCCCATAGCAACGTTTACTTCCTCAGCAATAAGCCTAGCCATATCACGAGGGTCATCGACGTTACCGTTGACGGTGATATTGAAAGTGTTGGTGTTATTCAGGCCGAGTCCGGCTTGCTGACTTCGCGTGAGCACCCTTTCACCGCCATGAACAACCGCCAACTGAGGCGCGCCTTCTGCGCCACCAACCATTCCGCCGCCAGCCAGGAATGGTAGCTTGCCTACCAGACCACCAATACCACCGACAAACTTACCAATGGCCGAGTCCGCTATGGCCTTTCCCAGTCTCTTTATCCAATCAATAACGCCCTTGATTGTGCTCTTTATCTTGTCGAGAATCTTGTCCCAGTTCTTCCAGATAATCAGGCCAGCCGCAATCGCAGCCGTTAATCCGACAACAATCAACGTAATCGGCCCCATCGCCACTGAGACCATCGCGAAACCTGCTGCGATAGCTGGGAGGAAGCCTATGAATAGCAAAATCGGCCCCGCTATAACCCCGAACGCCGTGGCAGCAGCTAAAACCAAGGCTGCTATTTTGACAAATCTTGGGTCTAGCGTCTGAATCTTCTCAGCGACGGTTTGAATTGCGCCTATCAATGGCTGGATTATTGGAAGAAGCTGCGCTCCAATGGACTCTTTGACGTCCCCGATTGCGTTGCCCATCTGCATAAACGGGTCAGCTTGCGATTCTGCGGTTCCGCCTAACTGCTCCAAAACCTTATTTATCCGTGTCATTGGGTCGTCCGACTTTTCAAATTCCAGCGCCGTGCCGCGCACTCGATTCGTCAGACCACCTAGTGCTGGCCCCATCGTTTTGACGGTGCTAAGGAGGTCGGTGCCTTGTAAGGCGGCGACATCCATAACCGCCGGAAGGGCTGCTAATGCAAGTTCGGTAGAACCCAACACTGGAACTAACTGCGACAGAGCGGCAATCTGTGCTTCGTCCCCAAAGTTAGTTTTTCTCTGTAACGCAGCCGTGGTGGACA